ACTCAAAGAGGACGCAGCCGATATGGCGACCTCTGTGGATACAATCCAACACCATTATATTAAAACGGATTAAGAGGGACAATGCTGGGTCAGTGCTGGGTCAGTGCTGGGTGTAGGGTGTAGGGTCGTTCCAACTTTCTTTTATAGAGAATGGGTTGAGGGTTGTTTCAAATATAACTAACTAAAACAGACCCTACACCCTACACCCTACACTTGAATTATTTAGAGGGGACAACAGACTATATTCTGTGAAATATTTAGAACAAAATCTCTTCTAATAGTATAATGGTTAAACCAAAGAGAAACGGAGGCGATGCGGCGGAAGCCGAATATACAAGATTGATAGATGCGAAGGTAGAGAAGACGGAAAAGTTTTTAGAGAAAGTAGAACAAGAGAACAAGAGAATAGACGACCACATCAGTTCTAAAGGGACTAATGCGAAAGAGAGAGAAAAGTTTGTATTAAGCAAGGAAAAATTAATAAAACAATTAGACAAATTAAAGAAGGAAGGAACAGATAAGTTCGGCAATTTATACTTGAAGGAGAGTTCTCGTTGGGGGGTTTCTAAATACGGAGACGGGTGGAACATCTTACACCCCACAGCGTATAAAGACCCCTATTTTAATGCCGAAATCAACAAACTTGACCCATTGTATGATAAAATAAAGAACCTCCTTGATAATTTTGGTGAGTGGGAGGTTAGTGGAGGTAGAATTAACCCAATCCCCTCTGTCCCCTTTGATGGTGTTGAAACCGAAGTTGGACAACCGAGGCAACTCCGCAACCGACCCCTTGATGCCCTGCCGCCATTTGCCGTTCCTACCATCGTCCCTACCATCGTGCCTGATACTGCTCTGCCTGACGACCGACGGCGAAGGGTAATTATCCCGTTCCCTGACTTTGACGACATTCCCGATGGAGGAATTAATATGGATAATATTGAAGGAGGTCGCCGTTGCCCGATGGAAGACCACTTCTTTTTCCCAGCAAGAGATAGGGATAGGCGATACGATACGGTCGATTACAGTCGGGTCGTTCCCCATCACAGGGGATTTGGAATGACGAATATATTTTAGATTTTTTAATCTCCATATAGATTATAATGGATAGTTTAGAGAAACCTGAATTAAAGCGGGAGGTGAAAATATCAACCGCACCCTTACCCAATATGGCGAATGCGAACTTCACCGTTCATTCGCACGACACCACGACGGAAAAGATGATAATCGCCTACGATGTTGCTGGGAATGCTATTGAGTGTAGTATTGATGATATATTAAAGAACAAGTATAAACCAAAACCCGACGGGGGGATTACAGAAGAGCCGAAAGGGAGAGTGTAAGGTGTAGGGTGTAGGGTCTGTTTTAATTAGTTATATTTGAAACAGACCTCCCAACCCATTCTGTATAATAAAACATTATAAGCACCCTACACCCTACACCCTACATTTCTAAAAAGCCGTCGGCAGACAGTCGGCAGACTTATTCAATATATTTCGCAACCACCCAATCAGCAGATTTCCGTTTCCCTCCTTCGGGCGTGTTTTTATCCCGCAGGTTCTCAATCTCCTTTTGGAACTGGGGAAGAGTGTATCCCATCTGCCCCAAGTGTCGTCTCAAAGCAACGAACCTCCCGCAGGTCTGTATTTTAGGCGATAATTTCTGTAATCTCTTTTTGTTATACACGACATTAAAGCCGTCCTTCTTTGCCTTACCCAACAGGCGAGTTAAGTCGTTGGTTGCCTGACCCAAAATCAAGCGAATCATTCGGGGAATGAACCGCCAATCAGTATCCCATTTAGCCCCGTAAGAGTTGAAGTATTCAATCGTCTTATCAAAGCGAAACAGACCTACAAAATGTCCGCTGTTGTATGTGTCCTCAATCAAGAGAACCCTGAAACTATCTTTCTCGGGCAAGAGTTGCTCAATAGAATGGTAATCGCTCAACTTACTATACTTGATAATGTCGCTCGGGTCTATTTCAAGGTATTTTTCTAAATCAAAGTTAGTCATCGGTTCTCCTATTCTTTTTTCAATTTCAGCGTCGCTCATTTATATTATACGGATATAAAAAAAAGACGATTTAGATTATTTTGCGTCTAGTTTAGGCGATTTTAAAATATCAGTAGTATATAGAAATGGTGAATTGGGAAAACTCTTATATTTACGGGAAGAAGCAAGAAAGCGAAATCCTACCCCTGATACGCTCTTATTTTGGAAGAGAAATCACCCCGACAAAAGACAGGTATGCTAAATACGATTACTACGACGACGACTTCAACTACGAAGTCAAGTCAAGGACGAACACGATGAAAGCATACTCAACCACGATGATTACCAAGAATAAGACGGAAGGGAGTGATAAACCTGTGATACTGCTGTTCAATTATAAAGATTGCCTTGCTTACATCAAGTATGAAGAGGAGCAATTCAAAGACTACCTTGTAGAACAATTCAGCAGAGCAGGAAACCAAGCCGACGAGAAACCCCACCTATATATCCCAATAGCACATCTCTCCGTTATTGAAAGTTATTAATTAATACTTTGTTAGCAATAATGTATTAATTCCATCGTATCATATTGTAAAAAATTGATTGTGATTTATACCAACCTTCTATAAGCATCAAACAACAACAAGTCGTAAGACAAAGTAATTAAGATGACGACATTCGTAATGGATAGCGGGAGTGGTGAGGTGCGTGAGGAAACACCCTTGTTCCTACAAGACGGCGGAGAGGAGAAACTGGCTGTGCGTAGAAAAGAGTTGGAGGTCTTTGTGAAACTCTTAAAGACAGCCTCTTATTCTATCCTCAAAAAGACGCAAGTGTTCCTCAACCCCTGTCTTGAGGAGACGGAGTTGTTAAGATGGTGGAACGACCCTGCTACCAAGGTAGAGGTAGGGGTGTGGTTGATGAATAACGACCACAAGGTGAATGGTAAGTTCGGCAATTGGTCAAATGGGTTCTTGGGTAGTCGCTGGGCGGATTATAAGTTTAATGGAAAGGTCTGCCGTATCGCATTCTATTCTCGTAAAACCGACCCTCACAATTTCCCCGATGAAACAGAGAGAAACAATCTTAATGGTAAGAACTACCTTTTGTGTTTTGACCCATCTTAAACGAAACAAAACAAAACAAAACAAAACAAAACAAAACAAAACAAAAAAAGGGCAACCCCTCTTTTTTTATTGATACGATGGAAATATATGGGTGAGTGTAGGGTGTAGGGTGTAGGGTGGTTTTTAACTTTTATTATAGAGAATGGGTTGGGAGGGCTGTTCCAAATATAACTAATTAAAACAGACCCTACACCCTACACCCTACATTCATTATAAACCCTCTTTGTTATTTAGATTATTTCCAAAAAGAAAGAAATAGATTAAAAAAAGAAAGAAATAGATTATATAAATAGATTATTACTGATAAAAATAGATTATTACTTACCTATATAGGATATAATTTATAAATTATATCTTGAAACAATCTATTTTATATATAGTTGATATAATCTATTTTTATCAGTAATAATCTATTCTGTGTATATATGAAATAATCTAATAAACTATAAATTAATCTAAATCTCTCTTATATTTGGATTAATTCCATCGTATCATTCTACACAAAATTGATTGTGATTTATACTATACTTCTATAAGCATCAAAACAACAACAAGTCGTAAGACAAAGTAATTAATATGTCGTCAGTCAGCATTTCCACAAAACTACCAAGAGTAATCCACAAAAAGGAAATTCTCGAAGAATATTGGGAAATCCTCGAAGAATATGACGATGAAGACGATGTCTGTATGACTTGGGGCTTGTGTGAGGGGCGGATTCGTCTCCTTAATGTGCGGGAGATGGTGGAGCAGGTGAATCAGTGGAATGTGTTGAAGAAGGTGGAAGGGAAACCGAATGACCCCTGTGGTATCCGTGTTGATTTCTTTAACAACAAGGAGTTCGTGATGAATGGTGTGAAGTGGTATGTCTTAATCGCACAACCCTTCGACGAAGACAAAGAAATCTGCTCGTTTGCTGCGACTTGTCCTCTTTCCCTGTTCCTATTTAAGACGATG